AGTAAGCCTTTCAAATGTAGCTTTTATCTGTTCCCAAATGGAGAGAATGCTATTTTTGAAGTCCTCATTGGTATTCCACAGATTTACAAAGGCGGCAACTAATACAGCAACGATTGCAATCACAGCCACCACCGGTGCAGAAATACCGCCAATGGCAGCTCCAAGAGTGGAAAATGCTGTCTTTGCACCTGCAATTATAGTCGGAACTTTGCTGATAAAAGTCATCAGACTTCCCACCGAGGATATGACTTTGCCGATTACCACCAATAAAGGACCCATTGCCGCAGCAACGAGAGCAACTTTCACAATCGTCTCCTTTGTGGCAGGGTCCATGGCGTTGAGTTTATCAATAAATTCCTGAATTTTCGTTACGATTGATCTGATGACAGGCATCAGAATTTCGCCGAAAGAAATAGCCAGTTCTTCCAGCTGTGATTTTAAGATAGTCAGCTGACCGCCAAGGTTGTCCTGCATTGTTTCCGCCATAGAAAGCGATGTGCCGTCACAGTTCGCAATCGCAGATGACAGCTTTTCAACGTCCTGGGGTGCAGCATTCATCAAAGCCAAAAAGCCTGACATGGCATTCTTGCCCACAAGAGCCTGTGCTGCGCTTGCTTTTTCAGATTCAGACATCTGGTCAAATGCCACTCGGCAGTCGGCAAGAATATCGGAAAGGTCACGCATGGAGCCGTCCGCATTGCTGGTTGCAATCTCCATTTCTCCGAAAGAAGAGGAGCAGAATTTGACCTCACTGGAAAGTGCGGTCATAATGGAACGCATGGAAGTACCGGACTGTGTGGACTTGATGCCTGCGTTTGCCATTAAGCCTAATGCCTCGGCTGTATCTTCACAGGAGAATCCCAAAGCACCCGCAATCGGAGCACAGTACTTGAAGGATTCACCAAGCATAGATACATTGGTATTGGCGT